CGCGCACGATCGCGTCGACCAGGTCCGCCCGCGGCTTCGCACCCAGCGCACCCGCAATCGTTTTCAATTGCGACGCGGTAATCATGACTGACATCGGGAACCTCGTAGAATGGACGGAAAAGGCCCGGCTTTGCACAAAAGGCGCACGGCTGGACTTGTTCGCGGCTTGGTTGTGGTGCTAAAAGCGGGAATTCTCACCCTCTAAGCGGATCACATGAGGGGTGCGGTGGTAGAGGTTGACTGATGACCAAACGCTTCCTTGCAGTCACAACGGCCTTCGTGATCCTGTTTTATGTCGGCCTTTGGTTTCTGCAGTACATCGATTCACCGCAAATTCCATGACGTGGAAACGCAGATGAAATCCTCGATACTGTACGCCGCCATCGTCATCACCATGATCGTGCTGGCTTCGATCACCGGCGTCCATCTCGGTGAGATACGCGCGGACCTCTACTAGAACGTGCCGGGCACAACCGTCCATGAAACCGGCAGCGCGCCAGACGATCCCGATCTGATGATATCGAAACCGCCCGTCCCCACGTTGGTCACGTAAAGCGACGCGTCGCCACCTCTCACAACGACGTTGTAGTTCGCCGAGAATTCGGTCACCGGGAACGCGACACTAACGCCCGTATTTCCGTTGGCGATCGTCGCCGCGCCACTCCGGTTGCGCTGATCCAGAAAGTGAATGATCGCCCCGGAAGTGTTTGTGACTGCCGCCAACTCACCCTGATAGATGTTTTCTTGCAGCAGCGGCGGCGCGCCGTTGGTTACAAGAGACCCGCTATCGAGCGTAAAGCGCCACGGGTAGTTCGTGCTCTCGAACCGGTTGCCGATGCCGCGGAATCCGAATGGATGCTGGCTCGGCGGAGTGGCGTAGTGAACGCCGTAGGTGTTGCCTTCAATCGCATTGCGAAGGAACTGCACGGAGTTGGCCGCGTAAGCCGTTCCGCCGCCACCGTTGGTTTGGACCAGCGCAGCCGTCGTGCATCCAGAAATTTTTGTGTTGTTGACAATCAGATGATTGTTCGCGCCGTCGCTGATCAGCCCGAAGTCAATTACGCTGGCGCCGTTCTGTCGTATCCAGCAGTTGTCGACCGTGACCCAGAAATTGGCCGTATTAATGTCGGAGACATTTGATTGCTTCAACTGGATCGGTCGTAGGCTCGCGCTGCCGCCGCCCGCAAAATAGCATCGGCGGATCGTCGTGTCGCCGGACGCCGACAGAACGAGTGCATTCAGGTGGCTGGTGGCGGCAGCCTGATCGAAATAGATGCCCTCGATGTCGAGCAATGCTCCGACGCCAGGCCCGAGCCCGCTTAGGCTCATCAGGCGGCCGAGCGCGCTGCCGCCCGCGCGCGGCTTTAGCTTGGCTCCGTGGCCGCTGATCTTGAAGTGCCGCAGCTGCGCCGTGATTCCGGTAATGCTCCAATTGTCGATTTCGTAGATCCCGGCGGGGATATAAATCTGCGTCGACGTCAGGCTTGCAGAAGCCCGCGCGATGAATGACGTGCAGTCCTGGAACGCCTGGCTATCGTCAGCGCCCTTGCCGACATTGCCAAACATGAACGGATGCGCGATGTGGTCCGCAATCTCCCACCACTGCCCATCGCTGGATTGCTTGTGCCACGGCATTGTCACGCCGGGCGCAGACACCCGCTTCCAGGTCGAGGCCAGGGGATCAACGACGCTAAAGCCAACGGGACGAAGCGCCAAAACCGGAGCCGGAACGATGCTGGCGGCAATGGTCGAGATCGTCAGGCTGTCCGGCACCGCCGCAATGGCAGCATCGCGCGCGTCCTCGGCGTCATCTCGCGCAGCAACCGCGTCGGCAACGACCCCGGCCGTATCCACCGCAAGCGATACCAACAGGCGATAGTGATCCATCGACCAGATCATCGCGACCGGTGCACCAACAACCAGCGAATTCGCGACCAGCGTCGAGCCAAAATTGTTCTTGATCGCGACCGCGGCCTCACCGTTGACGGCGATGGTTGTCGCCCCCGAATTGGTAGCGCCAGGCGTCAGCAGGTAAATCTTGTTGGCCGGTACCGTTGGCGTCTCTGGCGCCGTCGCAACGATCGCGTCCCCTGTTCCGCCGGTAACCGTCAGGCGAATAACTGCGTTCGGCAGATCGCCGATGCGCGACCACGACCCCACACCCGAACCACCCGCCTTGACGTAGGTGCCATTATTGGCGGCGGTTGAATCACCATAGACGATCGCCAGCGTGCTCGCCGCATGCGCCAGGTCGGCATTGATGGCCGCAAGCGTGGCGTAAGCCAGCCCGGCCGCCGAGCCATTGAGCAGCGACTCGTACAGCGTGAACAGGGCGCGCGCCTGCGCTTTTTCAACCTTGTGTGTGCCGCTGGCCGGCACGCCGTCGGTTACGTAGTCGCGGAATACTTCTGCGCCTGTGTGGACTGTCATTGAACTTTCTCTTTCAAAAGCTATGAGGGAATGCCGCCCGAGAACAGCGACGCTCTACACCGTCTCGTATTGGCCGGATGCGCCGATGATGGCACCGTCCGCACCGGGATAGGTCGCATCATAGAACGTGAATTGCAGGTTTGCCGTATTGCTCAACACGCGGGCGGCAAGTGATTTCCCGGTCAGCCCGTTTTCACGACCCGACGCGCTCTGGTGCGAGGTATTGGCCGCGGTGAACGGCAGGGTTGCCTGAATAAACCCCGCACCGGTGCCGTTGGTCGTGATTGGAATCGAGATGTAAAAGAACACCGTCTTGCCGAGCTGCTTATACCTCGCGACCACAGTGCCGAGCGCGGTCAACGTGCCAAGGTTCGAGGTAACCGTCGGCACCCATGTCGACCAGGCGTTGGCGTCCAGCGTGACGCCGTTAAATCCCGTCTTGTTGGTCAACGCGACCGCGGCGGCATTCTTCGTTGCGTCCGACGTGTTGTCGACGTTACCCAGGCCGACGTCGCCCTTGGCTAGAACAAGCAAGGTTTTGAACGCCGCATAGGTTTTTGACTTGATCAGCTTGCCCGTCGTGCCGTCGAAAATCGCCGGCAGGTCATCGGTGACGCTTACCGGGCCGTTGACGCCGCCATCCATGTTGGTTTGGATCACGCCCCAGCTCGCGCCAACCGTCGCCTGGTTGCCGGAAGCGGTTGCGTCGGTCAGGCAGATGAACATATCGCCGACCTCCACCACCACGCCCGACGCGCCACCGATCTTGCCGGCAACACTGACGCGATAGGTATGCCCTCGGTCGGCCGCGGGGTAGTTTGGATTGGCCGAGCAGTCCGTAACACCCTTGAACACCATCGCATCCTGCGCTGCAATGAGCCCGTCAGCGTAGGCCTTGACGGCCTTCTGGGTTGCCAATCGCGTGTCACTGTTCGCGGCGAGCGCGCCGTCGGTATCAATGACACCCGACGCAAACATCGCGGCGGTCAGGTTGCTGATCGTATTCGACGACGCGTTGATCGTCTTGCCGGTCAGGGTCTGCGCCAGCGACGCCAGATAGGTCGCGATCGACGAAACCAGCGGTCCGTAATTGTCGCCATCATGCTCCGCCGCCAGCTTCTCGGTGCCGTCAATGACCTTGTCCGGATCCTCGGAGATTTTACCGACCATTTTGCATATTCCTATTGTTCGCGGACGTACGAACTTCCATCTTCGCGCCGGTACGTCGAAAGATCCTCGCGCAACAGCGCAGGATGCCCGGAGCCCAACTCGATCAGCGCCGCCCGATCAATCAGTTTCCACTTGAAGGTGATCCGACCGTTAAGCAGGTCGACCTCGGCGCGGTCCTGGATCTCGACCACGGCATTCTCGAGCCCGCGCACGGTCGGAAAGTCGACCGGGATCCAGCGCTTGCCGAGATAGTTCAACCCATAGAGATCGGTAACCAGTGTGCCAGACCGCGCATTGAGCCGCAGCATGGCTCGCTGCGCCAACAAATCGGCCTGAAATTCATCCTGCACCCAGGACAGATCGAGCTGCTTGGCGCGCACCTGACCGAGCAGCGAAATCGAATCCTCATCGCGCACCGACGCGATCTGCTCGGAAACGTAGCCGGCCGCCGGGCTGGTGATGGTGACATCGAGCTGGTTGACCACTTCCTCGTCGGCGATACCGCGGGCAACGCTGTAGCCGAGAATATTGGCGCCACTGAGCGGAACGTCGGTCGGCTCGCGATAGACGCCAACCGTCAGCGACAACGTGCCGTCACTGGATTCGCAGAGCCAGCCGTCGCAGGTCGACAAGATTTTTCCGATGACGCTTTCCGGCGAATTGTCGAACTGATACCAGCCCGCCGAATCATAGCGGCCTTCGCACAGGTCGGCTTCTTCCATCCAAAGCGCCAGCGCGGCCGGCGGCAGGATGTCGTCAAGATCCTCGCCCATGCCACCATCCGGCTCGGTCAGATAGTCGATCAGCTGCAGCACCGGATTAGGTGACGCCCGCCAGGTCGAGCGATCGAAGCGGGATTGCGCGGGATCGCGCGGATCCCAGACCGGCGCCAATTTGGCGACCACGGACGGCAGCGGCAGACCCTGCCGAAACCGCCGTGAATAGGTTTCCGGATCCGGAGCCGCCTGACAGAACTGCGCAAGGCAAGCGATCCCCCTGCCGGCATGAGCCGTGGTCCATTCGCCTGACGTACTGGTCGGATCGAGCAGGCTGCAGGAATTCTGCGAATCCAGTCCATAGAAAACCTGGATATACATGCCATCGAATTGATCTGCGCCGACCGTCGCCACGCTGGTCACAGCGCCATGCGTCGGATCAGGACTAACCGTCACAGGCTGGTCGTGCAGGTAAACCTGCAGAACTTCCTCAATCCTACCACTGTGAAACGCGACCATGTCCTGAGAATTGGCGCCCGCCGCAATGTAGAGCATATAATGACCGCTCATGCGGTTGATCCAGTAGCCACGCCGGCGCACCGGAATCGACTGCTTGAGCGGGATCGCGCCACCTTCCGGCTTTGGCACCTCGGGGTTGTTGAGGGCATATTGCAGCCCGATCGAAACGCCGATGATCGCCGCGCTGCCGACAACGGTCGCCACGGAAACGCCGGCGATCGTGGTGCCGGCCAACGTGCCCAACCCGGCGATTCCCGTCCCCGCCGCGGTCGCCGACGTCGCGCTTAGAATAAGCAGTCCAATGGTCTCAGGCATTCACGCCAAACCCCACGCCGAAACGACATCCAACTCGGCGATAACCAGGCCGGCATCCGGCGTCACCACCGCGCGCAACCGATCCGAAACCGCGATCGCGCCCGTCACGCCCCACCAGATGCGGTCCCGCCGCACCAGCACCGGCGCCTTCACCAGGCAAACGTCGCCGGCCACAGGCACCGTCAGCGCAGACAGACCGACCGCCGCGAAGCGCCGCCCACACGAGGCCACGATCCCGCCCTCGGCGCGCATCAGCGCGCGATACTGCCGATAACTGGCATAGCTGGCGCGCCGGTCGGCCATCGCATCCGGCAGGCCGCGCCAGGTCAGCCAGTCCGCCATCAACGTGCAGCAGTCAAGGTCGCCATAGGCGAAGCCGCGCGCCGCCACCTGGTCAAGATAGTCGGAGAGCATCATCAGAACGTCGGCCAGGGCTTGCTGTAACCGTGCGCATATCTCGGCGTATATTCGCAGAACCGGTCGCCAGGAAACCGCGCCTGCTGATCCTGGTCCGAGAAATAGGCAAACGACGGCCGCCGCCGACCGGTGAAACGGGTGCCGCAGGACAACGCCACGGTGCGCACGATCGGCTCACTCGGTCCGGCCGGATTTTGCTCGATCACCAGAATGTCGGCGATGTAGCGCGCCGCCCAATGCACACCACCAAGCATAGCCCAACGCTGATCCATGAAACCATAGCCGACATCGACCCGCTTGCGCTGGATCTGCTCGGCGTCATCGCCTTGCGCGATCTCGAGGATCTCGCCGGAAACGCCGCTCACCGTAAAGTCGACGCGCTCAGCCACGCCGTTTAGCAGCTGGTTGAATGCCGGCAGCGCCCGCAGCTCGCCAAGACCTCGATAAGTCTCGCCGTCCTCATCAAACACATTCGCACCCGGCTGAATGTCGCCAAAGCCGAGCCACAGCCGCACCACCGGATCGGTATCGAGCCGGAAAAACACCGACAGGCGATAGATCCCCGACCGCAAGGCGTCGAGCTCGGCTGCATTGAATGTCGGCATGATCTTAACTTACCGGGGCTTCAAGAAAATCAACACTGGCCGTATTGAACGTCCAGGGCCGGACTGACAGGTCCATCGCGCTCGGCGTGGCGAGCCGCATCGTGCAGCGTGGCCGGTCGAATTCCAGCGCATCGTCGGCCTCGATCGCCTCCCGCAACGGCGGATTGAATGTGATCGTCGCGCGGTCATCATCGCTATAGACGACCGTTGCGATCTCATAGAGCCGCCAGCCGGAAACCGGGTGATCGATCGAAAAACTTTCACCGCCGACCAGGTCGCCCGCATAGTTGATCGCGATATCCATCGAGGTGGCGCGCAACGCCGCCGCCCCGTCGCAGACAATATCGATCACCGACTGGTAGTAGCCGGCATCGTCATCAAACATCGATTCATCGCTGTGCGGACCCTCGAGGCCGAAAGTGTGCGCCAGCCCGCGCGGCCACGGCCGGAACAGTGCGTCATTCCGAGGAACCACGATCTTGTTGACACAGCCGTCGCATACCTGGCGGACCGCCCGCCACAGCAGCGTGCTGATTTTCTGACGCTCTTTGCCGCGCAGTGCGCCGCTGCCGCTCAGGCTGACATCGCTCATCGAACACGCCCAAAAGCCGCCGCCATCGGTGCGCACATAGGTCGCCGTCGAATCCATCGTGACACCAGGCGTCGCCGCGACGCCGAGAAGATTCCAGCTGTGCGATTGCTCGCGCAGCAGCCGACGCGGAAATTCGGGCACCAAAACCATCAACCCACCCCCGTCGACTGCATGCGCTGCGCGCTGATCATCGCCTTGCCATTGCCGGCGATCGCGCGGGCATGCGCGGCAAGGACGCTTTGAATGCGCGCCACCGTGCCGCTATCGGCGCCCGCCGCGTTGATCTGATAGACCGGCGCGAATGTTGAGCCGCCGCCGCCGGCGGTCGCAACCCGCGGCAGGATCATGCCGCTGCGGTTCGGCACGAACAGCTCAGGCCGCTTTTCGCCGACCACATACGCCCTACCAGCCTCGACCGGTCCGCCGGCCGCCCGCGCGCCGCCGAACAGACTGCCGAGGTTGAAGCCGCCGGAACCGCCACCGAGCGCCGCCGCGATCGGACCGGTGATCGCCTGGCGAATGGCAATGCGCGCCAGGTCCGCGATGATTGCGCTGGCCATTTTCTTGAAGGCGTCGGCGACGCTTTCTGTCCCGGTCACAATGTCGACCAGTGCATCCTCAAACGACCGAATGCCGCCCAGCGTCGCATCCTGCAGCGCCTTATCGACGTCACGCGCCTCGCGCGCAAAGGCCCGCAGTGGCGAATGCGCCGCCTCGGCCGCCACCTTGGATTTTGCATAGGCATCCGCCAAGGCGTCGATCTGCACGCGCTGCTCGGCCGTCACCTTGGTCGCATCAAGCCCGGCCTGCTTGTTCGCTGCTTTCGCCGCCGTCTCGAGCTCGACCACCTTGCGCGCGCGCTCACGCGCATAAGTGTTGAGGTCGATGGTCTCGGTCTCGACATTGGTGACCGCGATCCGCTTTTGCGTCTGCTCGACCTCGCGCTGAAAGGCGTCCCTGCTTGCACTATCCTCTGCAGCGCTCGGCAGCTTGGTTTTCTTGCCGGTGATCTCGACCCTGGTCGGCGGCTTGTTGATGCCAACCGCATCATAAAATTGTCCGGCGGCATCAGGCGTCAACTGATTGCCGAGGCCGATCGCGATACGCTGCTTGGCGCCCTCGAACCGCGAGACGATGCCGAGTGCCTCGCGGACCCGCCCCGAGGCCAAGAGATCGAAACTCAGGGCGAAGTTTTTGACCGCGATCTCGAGACCCCTAAAGGTCTCGAGCAGCGCCGGCCCGCCCCAATCGACCGCGAACTGCTTAAACGCCGTGGCGGCGCGTTCCTCGACCTTGCGAAACGCCTTGTCGAGCTCGCCGGCCTTGTCGATCAGGCCCTGGTCGAGCACGACGCCGGCCTCTTTGGCCTTCTGGATCAGCGCCGGCAGCCCCTGCTCGGCGATTTCCTTGAGCATGCCAACCATTTTCGGCCCGGCCTGCCGCCCAAACGCGTCGGTCGCTAGCTTCAAGCGCTCTTGCGGCGTTTCCGCATTGGTCACCAGCCGCGCAAAATCGACCAGCAAATCATTATTGTCGCGCAACGTGCCGGCGCTATTGCGCAACGCAACGCCGTTGGCGTTGAACACCTTCATCAGGTAGCCGCTGCCGAGCGCGGCCTCGGCGACGCTATCGGAAAATTTATCGAACGCCTTGTCCGCCAGCGACGCGTCGCCGCCGGCCTGGCCCAGCGTATGGCGCAGCGCCTGGATCGCATCGGTCGACAGCCCGACCCGTTCCGACATATCGCCGAGATCGTCGACCTCGCCGATCGAGGTTCTGATTTTCTGAATCACCTGCTCGAGCGCAAAGCCGCCGGCGACCGCGCCGATCAATCCGCGGTTAAACGAATTGAACATGCCGTCGAATTTCGGATTGATTTTGTTAAACCGATCCTCGATGCCGCGCGCGGCCGCATTAGTCTGCCCCATCGCTTTCGCCAGCGATTTTTCATATTTCGCGATATTCGCCTCGAGCGAGACGACCAGCCGCTCTAGATCGGTTGCCACTTAGATCAGTCCTTTGTCTGCATCCATTCCCAGAGATCATCGGCCTCGGCCGAGCTCAAACCGCCGGCCTCGACCTGCCCGGAGATCATCGCCAGAAACTGCCACATCGACATAGCATCGACCTGCTGCGGCGACAGGTTCAACTTGCCGCCGGCGGCGTAGATGGCTCCGAACCGGATTTTTCCGTTTGGAAGGTCGTCGATGCGCTTCCCGGATCCGGAGCCTGCAATTTTTTTTCGATGCCTTCCTCCGGTGCGCCATAGCAGCCGGCCGACAGCACCGCGATCGCGGGCAGAAGGTTTTCCGCCGGCGGCCGCGCCTCGACATAGGCGCGGGTTTTCTTCAACGCCTCGACCGGCGTCAGGCCGCCGCCGACCAGGCCGAGCCGCAGCACGTTGCTGATATCTTCGATCTTGCAGGCCTTGGCGTTGAGCCGATCGAGGATGACGAACGGCCCGGCGTCGCAGGCCTCCTGCAGCTTGGCGATCTCACCCCAGCCCAAACGGAACTGGAATGTTCCGTCTGCCCAATCGAATGTGACTGACGCGTCACGGCTCAAGGCGTCACCGCGCGCACGAGCTCGCCGTCGCTCTGCATTTCGACGTTGGCCGTCACCCGGCCGCCCTGCTCGGCGCCCGCGGTAAACGTCGCGATATGCATGAACCCGGTCCAGGTGATTGTCTTGGCCGGAAACTCGACCTCGATCTTGACCGGCACGCTGTCGGAGCTTTCCCAGGCATCGAGCCAGGTCTCGACCGATTCAGAGGCCAGCACGCCCTCACCGGACACCGAGGCCGACAGGCTGGCGGCGTCACGACCAACCCAGGCCACCGCATCCGGATCGTCGCAATCGGGCAGATTGACGTCGGTCAGGTCTTTGGTCAGCGTCAGCGATTTCGACGTGAAACCGCACGGCGCTGCATAGACGATCGGCGACGCGCCGTCACCGAGCAGCACGCGAAACTTGCCGAATTTTGCCGTAGTAGGTTGCGCCATAACTTAGGTCTCCTTTGTGAGAACGTTTCAGGGTTGCTCGACGAGCGCGACGAACTCGATCACCGCATGGCTGGTTTCGCCATCGGGATCCGGCAGATGTCGCGTCTGCCGATGCCGGATCGATAAAAGCGCGTTGGTCACCAACGTCAGGTCATAATCATGCAAGGCCGCCCGAACCGCCTCGGCAATCCGCTTGACCTCCGGTCGCCCATTCTTGCGCGACCAGGCATCGACCTGCAGGAACACCTCGAACGACGTCAGGCATTCCGCATCATCGGAAACAAGCTGATCCGGCCCCATCGAGACATAGGGAAAGACAGGATTGTTCGGCGGTTCGTCATAGATCCGCGCGCTAACGATTGCCGACAACGCAGTAAACTCTTTCAGCCGCACAACGACCGCCGCCTGCAATTCAAGTGACACGCTAGTCATGTGCCCGCGACTTTCTTGGCGGCCTTGTTGGTCGCCCTGCTGATGCGCGACTTGACGCGCTTGCGCAGCGCACGATAGGCCGGATAAAAAAACGGCTGTGCCGCGGTGCCGGGATGTTGCGTGCCCTTGAACCGGCCGCCATTGATATGCGGCGCCGTACCGAACTCGACCAGATGCGCGTAGCGCGCCTTGCTGTTGCCGGCTGAAATCCGAACCGTCAGATCCGGATCGCCAGCGCCGGCGCCGCCGGCCAACGACGAATACCGCGCCTTGTCGCCGCCCCAGGTCTGCACAATGCTGTCGCGCAAGGTGCCCGGCGGATTGCCGTGCGATCCGGCGAGGCTGACCCGCACCAACCGCTTTTGCATCTCGACGATCTCGTCAGCACCTTCGGCCAGCGCCTGCTTGATCGCCGAACGCACATCGCTCGGCAGCGCGCGCATCTTCGCCAAAAGCCGCTCGCGGCCCTGCACTTTCGTTGCCATCGACATCCCCCGCACGTGCTGAAACGATCGCCCGGACCGCCGCCTCCGGAACCCGCCGGTAGGTCTGGCCGGCGCGATAGGCAACGATGACGCCGGCGCGCGGCCGAAAATCGAAATCGCGCCGCATGGTGACGGTTTTCACGCCGCGCCGCCCGCCTGACAGAGAAATTCGAGCCACATGCGACCGTCATCCGGGTCGACCGGACCGGACCGGATATTCCAGAGCGTGCCGGCGCGCATGTCCTGGATCCGCCAATCGGTCGTGACCGCCAAGACGGCGACGCTGTAGCGTACCGTGATGATAGAAGTCTGCTGCCCCTGCAGGCGCGCCGCCAACACCGCCTCGCCGCCGAACCTCGCCTTGAGCTCGGCGGCGCATTCGAATTCCGGCGTGGCCGGAAACTCGCCCTCGCTGTTGCCATAGCCGTCACTGATCACCGGACGGCGAAAGAACCCGACGCGATGCCGCAGATCGCCCGCCGATGTCATGCGCGCCGCCGAAACGCGAATGAGCCGATATCTTCGCGGCCGAGATCGCTCTCGATGCGGTTGGTCTCGACCAGGTCAAAACCGCGATCGGCAAAGGTGCGCACCAGGCCCTCGCTGGTGAAATACCAAATATGCTCGTCCTTGCGGAAATGCTTCGAGCTCAGCACGTGCTCGCCCGAGAAAAAAATCGGGATCGAGACGAACACCCATCCCGCCACCCGCGCCAGCAGCGCGTCGAAATCCGCGATGTGCTCGAGCACGTCCCAGAGCGAAATCGCCGGCACCCGCCCGGTATAGGGGTCGATCCACAGGCTGCGCTCGAGCAGCCAATCGCGCGCCATGGGGTTAACGTCATAGCCGAACGTGTTCGGCCGCCGGTTGCGCTCGGCGTTGCGCAGCTCGATAAACGACCCGGCCCCGATCCCGACGTCGACCAGCGCACCGGAAAAATGCCGGTTGACGAATTCGACCCGGGCCAGCATCAGCGCGCGCCCGATATCACTGTCGGCCTGGCGCTGGTAGCGCGCAAAATAGCCGGCGTCATACGGCTCGACCCCAGCCTCGACCGGGTAGAATCCGACGCCGAGTTCAGGCCACCAGGTCAGGCGACGCGCGGCGCAGGCGTCGAAAAACCGAGGCCGATCCGCTGGCGAAACGCCGTCCACTGCGCGGCCAGGCTCGCAATCGTCTTGTCGCAGCGATGCAGCATGTTGAAGCATTTGCAGAACCTCTCCGGGGTTGCGAAACCAAGTTGCGACAGATCCATCCGCGGGTCGGTGATCACGTCGGCGGCGTTGTGCGCGCCATGTCCGCCCTGGATCACGAACGCCGGCCGTTTCAGCGCGATCGAGGCCGGTACAATCCACCCGACGCCGCCGACGATCACATCGGCCGCAGCAGCCAGGGCCAGCAGATCGCGTACGGAAAATTCGCCTTTGACGAACGCCTGGTGATGCGGCGGCAAGTCACCGTCGAGCCATTCCTGCCCGGTATGCAGGTCGGCGACCACGATCACGTGATGGGTTGCCAGCAACTCACGTGCGATTGCCGCAACGTATTCCGGCCGCGGGTTGCGCGCCTCGTTGCGCCACTCGCTGCGCACCGTCACCGGCCGCAGCAGCGCGATCGGACGATCACTGACCACGGGCGCCGGCCCCATGTCCGGCAGATCCCAGACCGGCGCCGAAAGCTTGATCGCGATGGTGCCGATCTGCCGCTCCAACGCCGCAACGATCGAACCGCGCGCCAGCTCGGCATGGCCGTAACCGAGACGCAGCTCGCGGATCCCGCTCGGCAGCTCCGACCAGCGCGCCGGCGACTGCCGTGCCACGTTGCGCATTTGCGTGCGCAGGCTTCGCATCTCACGGACGAAGCGAAGGCCCGGCAGATCCTCGAACAGTTCCGGCCACGGCGTCGCCAGCATGACGTCATATTTCTCGGCGCAGGCGCGAATGATCGGCCGGGCGAAAATATTGTCGCCCAGCCCCCACTGGCCGCGGATCAAAAGCGACGGCCTCATCCGCACCAAACCCAGGAGAACACGCCGACCACGCCAGGCCCGCACAGCCTGATGACAACGATCGCAGCGCCGAGGCCGAGCAGACCATTTACGAACATGCGCGGATTTCCTCGCCGGTCATCGCGTGTTTAAGGCAGTAGCCGTGCTCGGCATTCTGCAACGCGACGCCGTCAGCCAGCATCGCCGGCCAGATCACAAACGCCGCAAACAGCGCGCCGACCGCGATCGCAATGCCGGCAGACTGCACCAGGCGAATCATCACTCTGAAACGCCGGACGCGTCGACGACCGCGACCGACAGCGACTTATCCATCACCATCACGCGGCCTTTCAGCTCCGGAAATCCGGCAAACATCCCGACGATATGGTCGACTTGATCCCGCGAAAGGATCGCATTGACCTTCACAATCAGAATCTGCCCGGGCCGCAGCGACAGCGTCTTGATGTCATCGATTTCCAATGTCATCGGCCAGTGCCTTCCGGCTCACCGCTGATGATCTGACCGACCTCGGATGACTCGATCGAGAACGTCTCGCCACCGTTTGGGCCACCGTTCGAGCCCCCGGTCATGGCCTCGACCAGGCGCCGCAATTCGCTTTCCTGCCCCTCGAGATGTCCGACATTGCCGCGCGCCGCCTCGTGCAACTCGTCAATCCTGTCGAGCACGCCGTCATAGCGCTTGCCGGTCACCTCGATCGCCGCCTCGGTCTGCCTGGCGCGCGCCAGGCGTGAGCGCAGGCCGGCGAGCTCCATCGGTCGCTTGATTTCGATCGGCATCGGAATTCTCTCCAACAGCTTCGGATTTCGCTCGATCATCACCAGCCGCAAGCGCAAATGCGCGATCGCGACCAGCGCATCGAGGCGATCCATTGACGCTACTTCGATTTGATCTTGAGCTTGACAGCCTGATGCATGATGCGACCGGCCTTTGTGATGACGCGGTTGACAACCAAATACGCCCGGCCCTCGACCCCCGCGACCAGCCATGCCGTGGCGACCGTCGCGCTATAGGACGAACTGCTGGCAACGATCCCTGGCGGCAACTTAAATTCCGAACCGACAATGGCGTCGCCGTCGAGGCGCGCCGACCAATCGATTCCATAATCCAGAGCGTCGGCCGGCCGCTTGCTCGGCCAGCGCAGCGCTCGCCCGTCCCTTGCGACGGCGACCACCCGCATCAGCGATAAACCCTGAGCTGCCAGATCATCGCATCCGCGGCGAGCGGAACGGTTTTCAGATCATCAGCGCTGACCGACTCCCGGTTTCGATACCAGGAGGCCGCCAGCATCAGGATCACCTGCCGAGCCCGCGCCGGAAACAGCAGCTCCGGATCGTCGCCGGCGCCGGTCTGGTTCGGGTTCTGGTCAAACCCGGCCTCGATCGCGATCTGCACCGCGTTAAACGTATCCACCTTGACCGCCGGCGAAGTGAACCCATCGAGAAAACAAATCTCGGCGTTACCTTGATCAGTCCGCACCCAGCGGTAGAGGTTTTCATCGACGGTCTGCGGCGCGCCGTTTTCGTCGAGATAGGTGATCTCGACGTCACGGACCGGCGTCAGCAGGACCGTCAGGCAACCAGACCACCAGTCGCAGCGGTCGACCCGCCAACTCGATCGGCGCAGCGTCAGCGACGTCCGCTCGGCAACGAAATCGATTGCCGCATCGAGAAAAATCTCGAGCTGCGCGTCATCGTCAGAAAAATCCTTGGCGTTGACGTGGCCCTTTAACTCTTCCAGCGTCACCGGCCGGTCGTCCTCATCCGCGATGACGTCAATCAGTTTCAGCATTGCAGCGCCCCGGTCAGCGACATTTTCGGATAAGCCTCAAGCGCGGAAACCGCACTGCAATTGATGACGCGCACGCCGAGCGCATCGAACCACGGCGCCAGACCGTCGAGCCCGCGCCGCCACTTCGCGAGATTGCGCTCGCTCGGATTGTTGAGGCCGCGGCCGTGCTTGCCGTGCCAATGAACGCCGTGGTCGAGCCGCATGTCGAAACCGATCAGGATGATTTTTGCCGCCCCACACTGCACCGCCAGGTTGATCGCCTGGAAACCCGAATTACCGCCGTCGCCGAGGATCCCCGGCCGATCGACCAGAATCTCATCGCAGCCGCGGACGATGCCGACCTGGCGCAAGCCCGGATAGGCCAGGCAGGCCGCGACATCATGCGTCAGCCTCAATCCCTCGAATGTCGCCAGCCCTTGCCGCGCCTTCCACCAGTCGCCGTCGCAGGCGTAGGCAATGGCGGCGTCTGGACAGAGTCGCCAACTATCGTTGACGGCGATAACGTGGACGTTTCGCGCTCGGCCGGCGAGCTCGCGCTCGCAGCTAGCGGCGCTTGGTCCG